GCCGAGGCGACACCCAACCAGCTCGAATTCATCGCACACTGGTTCACCGCGGAACTCGACTCACGAGAGCAATCCAAACGAGCCCGCCTCCTCAAACAGGCCGGGTTCCCCGCCGACAAGACCCTCGACGGCTACGACTGGACCAACCTGAACATGCCCGCCGACTGGGGGCGAACCCAATTGGAGAGCCTCGAGTTCATCAGTCGATGTGAGGACCTCGTGCTCTACGGGCCCGTCGGGGTCGGCAAAAGCCATCTCGCGATCGCGATCGGCAGGCTCGCCTGCGCCAAGGGCATACCGGTCCGGTTCTTCACCGCGACCGGACTACTCATGCGCCTGCGCCGCGCCCAACAGGACAACCGGCTCGACCGGGAGCTCGCGGGCATCGGCAAAGCACGCCTCCTGATCATCGACGAGTTCGGCTACCTGCCCATCGACGAGGAAGGCAGCCGCCTCCTCTTCCAGATCATCAGCGACAGCTACGAGACAAGGAGCATCATCTACACCACCAACATCGAATTCTCGGGATGGGGACGCATTCTCGGCGACAAGAACATGGCCGCCGCCCTCATCGACCGCACCGTCCACCACGGACGACTCATCAGATTCGAGGGCCACTCCTACCGCAGCCAACACGCCCTCATGACCAAACAACACAACAACACACGCAGACAGGCAGTGGCCGATACCGCACACAATGCGGAAAACCCGCTGCCTACACTGCGGAAAAACACTGCTCAAAACGCGGACACCAACTTGACAAAACACAGCATGAGGAAGAACCTCGGCGAGGATTCGTTCCGGCGCGAGGGCTTGGGCGTGTGGGACGAGACCACCACGGTGAGCGTCATCGACCCCGAACTGTGGCGGAACGGCGAAGTGAGCGAGCGCATGGATGGCGGTGTGACGTCGTTCGGGTTGGACATGCCGCCCGACCGCAGCGCGTTGGCCGTCGGCGCGTGCATGAAGTATGCGGACGGTTCGGCCCACGTGGAGTTGGCGGAGTACCGGGACACGCATCGTGATGGCGTGGCGTGGGCGGCGGATTGGATCAAGGCGCGGTAGTCGCGTACGGCGTGTGTGGCGATCGACGCGCAGTCGCCGGCCATGGTGCTGCTGCCTGAGTTGAAGGCGCGGCGCGTGCCGGTGAAGGTCGTGACCGCCAACGAGATGGGTCAGGCGTGCGGGCGCATGCTCGACCTGATCCAGGCCGGCATGCTGCGTCATCTGCCCGACGCGGATCAGCCGCAGTTGGCGAAGGCGGTGGCGAACGTGACCACGAGGCCGATCGGGCGCGGCGGCGCGTTCGGGTGGAACAAGACGGGCAATGACATCGACATCAGTCCCTTGGTGGCCGTGACCGTCGCCGCGCAGGGCGCGTGGACGACACGACGCAGACCGGGACGCAGACAGAAGGTAATGAGATAGCGAGGTGGCTTATGGCTGACGAGGGCATTTTCTCCAGTGCGTTGAAGCGCCCGCTCGACATCACCTCGTTCGGCGCCACCCGTATCGCAGGCGTCGCCGACGACGACATGCCCCTTATCAGGACGTTGATGAAGGTGTGGCGGCAGCGGTATCCGAGGAACCTGATCCGTACGGGCTATTACGGGGCGAAGGAGGGGTTCAAGGACTTCGGCATCTCGATTCCGGATCGTATCAAGGCGAACGTGAGCGCGTGCATCGGCTGGCCCGCCAAGGCCGTCCGCTCGTTGGCCGACCTGACCGTGTTCGACGGATGGACCTACCCGAACGGCGAGGACGTGTATGGGCTTGACGAGCTGACCGACATGAACGCCCTCCAAATGGCGGTACCGCAGACCGTGGTGTCCTCGTACACACATGGGTGCGCGTTCCTCACCCTCACCAGCGACCCCGACAGTGGTGATCTGCTGGTGACGCCGCGTTCGGCGGAATGGTCCGCCGCCCTCTGGGACGGCAGACGCAACCGGCTGGCCACCGCGCTGACGATCAACGACGCGACATCGAAGGGTCGCGTCACCGCGTTCAACGTGTTCCTTCCCGGCGTCGTCTATCAGGTCACTAGAGATCTGTATGGCGGTTGGACGGCGGAACGGTATGAGACCTTCTGGCCGGAGCCGACGGTGGTGCCGTTGGTCAGCGACCCGCAGCTGTCGAAGCCGCTGGGCTGTTCGCGGATCACGCGTCCGGTGATGGCGTTGACCGATATGGGCTTTAGGACGCTGGTGCGTATGGAGGCCAGCGCGGAGTTCTACGCGGTGCCGAAGCTGTGGTTCCTCGGCATGGACGAGGATGCGTTCAGCGCCGACACGTGGAGCTCGCTGGTGTCGTCGATCAATGCGATCAGCAAGGACGAGGACGGCGACAGCCCTTCGTTGCAGCAGATCAGTCAGGCGTCGATGCAGCCCCACTCGGACATGCTGAAGACGATCGCGTTGGTGGTCGCGTCGGACACGGATCTTCCCGTGGATTCGCTCGGCATCACCTTGGACAATCGAATCATTGAACTATCAGTTGAGGAAGGTCAGCCGCAACCGCAGCCAGTTCCCCAACGACCAGGCCGTCGTCAAGCTCCTGTGGCTCGCGATCTGCGACATAGAGGACAAAAGGGCCAGACAACGGGAGAAGACCGGGAAAGGCAAACGCCATAAAGGCGAATGCCGTCTCATCGAGGGGCGGGTCACCACCAACTGGAAACAGGCCCTGGCCCAACTCGCCGCCGCGTATCCCGAACGCATGGAACCATACCTCTAAAAACAAAAACAAAACCCCAAACACAAACAATTTGACAAGCTCGCCGACTACGATTTCGCCGTCGTCAAGGCCACGCAGGGCACCGGCTTCACCAACGGGTACATGACCAGTCAGGCGCAATGCGTGCGGCAGCGGGGCAAGAGCCTCGGCTTCTACCACTACGCAGGCGGCGGCAACGCCACGGCCGAAGCCGATTACTTCGTGAACACCATCCGCCCATACCTAGGCAGCGCGGTGCTTGTGCTCGACTGGGAAAGCTACCAGAACAGCGCATGGGGCGACTCCAACTGGATCCGCGTGTTCGTCAACCGCGTGCACGCGCGCACCGGGGTATGGCCACTCGTCTACACGAGCGCCGCATACCTGTGGCAGATCCCGAGTGACGTGAGGGCGCGCTGCGGCCTGTGGGTCGCCCAGTACGCCAACAACACCACCACCGGCTACCAGACGCGTCCATGGAACTACGGACGCTACGGCGAGGCCATGCGACAGTACACGTCCAACGGGCGCATCAGCGGATACGCCGGACCATTGGACCTCAACTACTTCCGCGGTGACGCCACGCAGTGGAACAAGTACGCCAACCCCAACGGCCACACCACCGCGCCCGCGCCGACACCCGCGCCGAAGCCGAACACCCCCGCGCCGCAGCCGTCCCGGCCGAACGCCGACAACGGGGTCAGCGTTGTGGTGCGTTCCGGCGACACGATCAGCGGCATCGCCGCCCGCACCGGACTATGGCCCGTGACCGCATGGAGCGTGCCCAGCGGGAACATCAACAGGATCTGGCCCGGCCAGACCGTCACCTACCGAGGGAGCGGCACGCCGTCCGCGAATACCGGCACCGGCACGCGGATCCATGTCGTCAAGCGCGGCGAGACGCTGAGCGGTATCTTCGGCGCATCCGGCTGGCAGCGCGTCGCCCAGCTCAACAACCTCGCCAATCCGAACCTCATCTATCCCGGACAGCAGCTGCGCTACTAGTCGCCGCCCGATCGCGGCCTTCGGCACCACGCCGGAGGCCGCATCATCTATACCCAAACAAACTCAAGGAGAACAAGCATGGATATTTCCGCAGCGACCACCCTCGCCGCAGGCATCGTCGCCCTCGTCGCGCCCGCACTCGTGCAGGCGTTCAAGAAGTACATCCCCACCGAATACGTGGGCCTGACCAGCCTCGGCGTCAGCGTCCTGCTCGGCGTCGTCGCCATCGCCGCCACCAACGGCTTCCACGGCTACGGCTGGGGCATCGTCCTCACCGGCGTCATCGGCGTCGCCCAAGCCGTCTACACGCTCGTGAACCAGGCGTTGGGCGGCAAACTATCCAAGTAGCAGAGAATTACCCGCAGTAGAGTCGTGTCCCATCTGAGGAAACAGATAATCTCCTATATACTCTGAGTATGAGTACAAGACGTCTTAAGAAGTTACCTCTACTGATCGATAGGAAGATATACAAAACCGGCCAGACACGAGGCGCAAGCAATAGCGAAATATACCAGAACCGGGTTTCAAGAAACTCAACCGTCTTGATCCCATATAGCCAGTGGAGTGCTTGCAGACATCCATATAGTGATGCAGATGAATACGAAAATGGGTCTATTGTTCTAATAGACCCTGAATGGTACTTCACTAAAGTTAATGCAGATCAGGTACTGCTCCAAGAAGGAATTGTACTGGGAGACAACGCTGTTCTCTTGTATCTTCGGCGTGGCCAATGGAGTCGCTATGGGGCGCAATACTACGGCACTGGTGTTCTTCCCAATGGCAAACCATTCAGTGCTCCGACCAGTAGAACTAGTCCGATTGGCGGAACGGTATTAGCTCGCGTCCATGGCACCACCGCAGATGCCGATAACGCAAGAGTCTATATTGGTTATAACGAAACTAACCTGCGCGGGGCAGGAATCCGCGTTTATGAGTACGCTTCTTCCACAATCATCAATGATGTCAAGACGCAGTTAGAAGCCCTTTATTGGATGTGCCCAGGAGCGGTTGAAACCGCAATATCTGAAACAATGTCTAGACAAGAAGCTCTTGAACGTCGCCAAAGAATCATGCAGAAAGCGAGTGAGCGCAATCTGCTTGACCTTGATAGACTAGCTAACATCAGGGCGATAAATCCCGAACATGTGACGATATGTCCGCTCTGCCTTCAGCCCATTCAAGCTAATGAGTTCTTGCAACGCGAAGAACAAGCTGAAGGCAGAGAAACTTGGGATCTAACGATAACCGAGGTAAGTCTATTCCATATCGAAGAGCTGCGCGTCGGCAGTCTGCAACATAGGCCGTATAACCTTGGTTGGGGCCATCATTTTTGCAATGTAGTTGTTAAAGATGCCGGCATTAAAAGCACTCTTGAATGGATGACGAGGGTTCTTGTTCGGAATCACATAGATACTAGGAAATCTCAATCAAACAATGAAAGCTCACTGACATTGTTCGACTTTTGAGCTATTTCCCTCACTGACGGATTGTGGATGTCATCGGATGCTGCTTCAATGTCATCCACAATCCGCTTTATCCACTTGTCTTCAATTTCCATGGATACAGATCTTCTGCCAAGCTTAAGTGCAGCAATGGCAGTGGAACCAGATCCAGCAAAACAATCAAGCACCGTGTCATTGCAATAAGTTGAAGCTCGAATGATATGCTCAAGCATATTTACCGGTTTTTCCGCAGGATGCTTGCCCTTAAAAGGACGCACGCTCGGAAAATCCCATACGTCCGTATATTCCACATCATTGCTAAGCGACATCGGTCGAACAACATCTTGATAAGTAGGCATTGCATCAATCTTGCCGGTTGATATTAGAGCATCGCACATTTTATTGTATTGTTCTTCGCTCGGTATATTTCTACCTGCTTCCCAGTTGGCCACAGCACCACCGTGATTGACCTTTCCATATGCTCCGGTCACTTCAGTGAGTTCATGCATAGATATGCCACATTTTTTTCGCATATCTCGGAGAAACTCGCCAAAGGGAGAGCGGCGTGATGCTTCCATTGTCCCGTATTGCCCATGCTCAAAAACAAGTATTCTTTCCGAATGCGGATACCAAGATCTTAGTGACTCTTTTTTTGCCTTTCCTTTCCATCCATCAAATCCCGGCTCATTAGGCTTAGTCCATACGACATGTGCTATTGGGCGAAAATAATGCGACATCATGACTTCTAGACGGGCAGACATGCGAGAAGAACAAAAGACGTACAATGTTCCATTGGACCGCAGGACTCGTTGCCATTCTCGTGTATATTTTTCAATCCACTCGATAAAGGCCTCATCTTCACGAAAAGCCCTGTCGTTTACAATGTTGGCTTTTTTGGTTGAATGATATGGTGGGTCGGTCAAGATTAACGAGACGGAGTCGTCGGGCATTTGCCTAACCAGACTGAGAGAATCTCCGTGAGCGACAACAGTGCGGTCGGAAGCGTAAACAGCCCAATCTGCTAAGGACTGCTTAATTGCATCAAACGCCTCATCCTTGGTGGGGTGAACTACTGGGCTCTTGCTCAC